TTAGCCGTCTTTACCATATCACCTCTATGAGAAAATACTCGTTACGCCTAATTCAGTCGGGAACGTCCAATAAACGTCCGCTACATCAATAATAGGTTCTAATCGTATGGTAGTCAAGACCGATTGGCATGTATTATTAGTGCTTTCATGTTTTATGCTTCCAATTCGGTACGCGCCATCTATCCCAAGTTCTGCAATGGTCATGCTGATACGGTCGAATAAATCAGGTAGATATTGGATGTCCGGCCTGGTATCTATTTTGATCACAGGATATTTTTTAGGATTAGCCAGCAAATCTCGGATAGTTTCTGCAAGGCTTATACCTAGATTGGTATTTTGTAACCACTTGCTATCAAGTTTGAATGTACGGTTTTTATAAAGCGCGATACTGGCCGCGTCCTGTTTGTTTAATCTTACTGGATCAGGAGACACAAGAGCATCTCCGCGAATCTGCAATAGGGTTATATAGCCGGTAGAAGCCGAGTTATTGGTTATCGTAAACTTGACACTCTCCCCAAAGACGTCCGTTGTCACATCGAAATCAGAGGTCATATCAGATCCACCGCCGCCAGCATCAGAGTTCATAAGGTAATCAGAGGATGCTAATACTACGCCAGTAGCAGAAACAGACTGGTTATTGTAAGAATATGTGCCCCATAATTCTATTGTGTCAGAACTTGCTACTGAGGGTGTATCCTGAAGCGTCCAGAGGGTCGCTGTGGCTTGTTGTACTAGCGGGTGGACAATTACATCAATGTTATTCCTTACCACATCCCACGGCTGGTTTATCTCAATGTCTTTCAAGATTGTATCCTGCGCGAGCGTCAATACAGATGATACAGCCCGTTGTCTCTTATGGTACTTCGCCGTGCCATCATTAGCTATAAAGAAAGTTCCCCAACTCGCATCACATAGCTCCTGAATAGCGGCCGGTGATTTTTGCTGATTGACCCACCAGTAAGAGACAATATCTAACTGACTGTCAATATCATAATCCGTTGATCCGGCGGCTTCCAAAACGGCAGTAATAGCATTCGACACCGATATATCTGTATTCAGCGCAATTGTAACATCGAGGTCAGACAGTTCCCGCATTTTATCTACAGCGGTTATCTGTACCGTCTTTTCCAGAGCGAACGGGCGCATATCTTCAATCTCCCCTGTAAACACTCTGTAGGTTGTCAGAGTAGATGTATCTTGAACCGAGAACTGAATTGACCTACCAGGAACAACATTCGGATACAACGGGCTTGATACGTTGAACGGGTCGTATCTGCCATCGGTATTATCAAGGGTTATGGTAAGCTTTCCGACCTGAACAGGCTCTAGCCCATCCCCGTTTGAGTTAAGGAAGAACTCACGCCCGCGTTCTGAATTCCACGAAAGCATAGTATCTTGTTCGTTTTCTGAACTCGAATACGTCCCGTCATTATTCCAATCAATAGACAGGGTATATGCAACTTCTGGATAATCTCCGTAGACAACAACAGTCCCGCCCCACAGCGTACCGTCGCCCCAAACGAAAGTTCCATAATTAGCCACTACATTGACCTCTGCAATTTACGCATCATAGGCAGTAAAACGTTCTCCGCCTCTGCCTGTGATGCAAGGGAAATCATGGGGGAATAGACTAAAGTTGCACCTACTCCGCCGCCTGTACTCGTACTGTTCACGGCCGCCGGAATAGTTGCGGATACCGCCTTAGACGTGGCGCTTGCCGGAAGTCCGGCGTTTGCATTGATCCCGCTAGCCATGCCCTTCATCATATTTTTACCAACACCGGCAAACACAAGCGACGGTGAATTTATACCTAACAAGTTTCTGGCCGCGTCCAGGGCGGCTTGTGCTGCATTTTTTGCGGCATTGACTATCCACGAAATACCAGCGTCTATACCGTCTCGTATTCCCTCCATAATATTTCGACCAATACCACCCCAATCTACATTTTTTATGCTCATTACAGCATCTTCTACTTTTTTCATCATTTTTTCCCACGTTGTTTTCCATATTTCCCACAACATGGTAAGGGAGTTCCAGGCATCCTTGCCGAATACGGCGATGGTTACGCCAAGTAAAACCAATGCTCCTAAAAGCAGCCACACTGGAAGGGTTACGGCTGCAAATGCCGCTGCTATGCCAGGCAATATCGTTGATGCAATGGGTGCGATGATTCCGGATATAGTTGTCCACGCAGCAGACAGCGAGCCCAGAAACGTTATTAATTGCCCTACAAATACTAATAACGGGCCGAGCGCAGCGACTATTACAAGAAAACCAACGGCCGCCCCTTGTAAACCGATGGGAAGCTCAGAAAATAATGCAATCATTTTACTAAGAGCATCAGCTAACCCTATCATTAATGGCGTGAGGCTTGTTAATACCGGGACAAGCGACGTAGCGAGTTGATTACCTAAATCAGTCCATGCCTGTTTAGCTGGTTCTAGTGCGGCCTGAATATCCTTGTTCTTCATTAAGAACCGCTCCAGATCCATAAGCGGGCGCGTGAAGATATTGGTCATTGAGCTACCGATACCGGAAATTTCCCTACCCAATGACTGGAAGTTAGCCGCTACGGATTTAGTAGCGCCGCTGGTATTGTCTTTTGCGTTGATGTCAATTTCGATTGTTTCAGCCATTGGGTTTTTCCTTGCTCTTCATATTGTTCTTTTTATCCATCTGGCCTTTCATGTATTTCCATCTCCGATACCAGACCGCGTCCCCTTCCCATACAACCCACGGCGGACAATGCCAATCTTCAGCGCATAATTCTATCTGTGTCCATTCGGGAGGTTGATCCTTGCCGTGGAAGATCCACGCTAAGACCGCCTCCCTTTCAGGTTTGGGATAATAGCATTCGTGAACGCCTCGGATGTTTTGGCCTGTTCTTCCAAA